GCCAGCTTGTAGTAGGGCGATACGGTAGGGACAAGCAGGGCAGACAGCGCATCAATAGCGCCTTGAATCGTATTAGGAGCGAACACATCATTTGTGTCCTCAATGACCAAGCTGCCCGGCACCTGCCAGAACGGGTCAGTTGACCCGGCCTGCAGCACCCGGCCCAGCGTGCCAAGCTCCAACCGTTCCAGAACGGACGCGCCACGGATGAGCAGGTCGCCCCTGGTGGTCAGTTTGGTGTTTGACAGGTTGGCGATATGACCTTGAAGCAGCTTGAACGTCATCAGCAGCGCAAACGGCGATACCCCGTCAATCGTGAATTGCGGGTCCTCGCCAATGCCGGATTTGAGGATGTTCTGCCAGGTGGTGTTTAGAATGTACAGCGCGGTGGGGTTTCCCTTGATGTACCCGATACTTCCATCCTGGAAGGTGGGGAGAGATGCAAAGTCGGCTACCGCGTCAACCTCGACCACGGCGAGGTTATGACCGCCGGCAGCTTCCTGACCGGATAGCATGATTTGTTTTACCACAAAGCCCATTTGGATGCCCTCCTTATTTAACAACAGGCAAGATGACGCTGCCGAAAAACCCCGCAGCTATACCGATAATGGCGGTCAAAACAACTACCCACAGGGTTTCCCAGCGTTTGCCGGGTTTGCTCTCCAGATTGGTCAGGCGTACTGTAAGTTCCTCGTGCTGCTTCTGGTTTTCCTTGGTCATTTGGTCAATTGACGCTTTTAGTTCGCCGTATTTCTCGGCGTTTTTCTCGTTGCCGTTCACATTGCTCATTGAAAGCTCCTTCAATGAAATTTTTATTTCAATAAGCAGCTCCCTGGTTGTTTCAAGCTCGCCTATTCGCCTGTCCGTATCGCTGGCCTTTCCGTCAAGGCGTACAATGGCGTCCTGGTGCTTCATCAGCAACTCCCGCATCTGTTCCGCTTCCATTATTTTATTGCCTCCAGCTCAACCGCAATGGCAACCGCATCGGCCCCCAATTTGCGGATACTGGCAATAATGGCAGTGGGTACTGGTTTTGGCGGGGTTACGGGGGGAATCTTTGCGCCAAGATACTGGCGGTCAATGTAGCCGATGAAGCCTTTGTACTCGCACTTAGCCCAATCAGCATTGACTTCAACAAGCACATTGACAACTTCCCCCCTTACAATGTCCCGCACCTTACCGCCCAGCTTGTTCATGGTCTTGTACAGGCCCAATCCGGCGGCGTACTTGGTGTTGATTTTTGCCTGGTAAAGCATTTTGATTCCCTCCAGTTCGTCAGCAATCGCGGTAAGTTGTTTGGAAAACGCCCTGAATTTATCAGCGGTTGTGTCCTTCTTGTACAGGCCAACCGGGATAGCGTAGTGCGTAAAGGTGTAGGGCATGGCAGAACGAATAACGCCCTCGCTGTGACCGGATGCATGAATGACCTGGTCCCAGCCGACAAAGTTTCCGGTATGGCTGAACCGGAGCAATTTCTTCTTGAACAAAACACAGGGTTTGTCGGGCATATCCTGAATGAGACCCTTTTCCACCCAATTATCTTCCCTGGTCCATTGCCCGGTCACATCCTGCCCCATGATGGGCCTGCCCGTGGCAATCTCCACGGCTTTGGCGGTCAATCCCCGGCAATCATAGGCCGGTCGCCTTCCCCATTTGCAGCCCAGGCAGTTCAGTTTTTTGCCGGACAGGACAGGGCAGTTGAGTTTGATTTTACTTGCCCAGGAGGGTTTGCTTTTCGCCACAGCCCGGCGATGTTCGGGGGTACAGGATTGGCCCCTGTCACCATAGATGTAGGGACAGCCAATAGCGTTGATTGTCCAGTTCACAAAGATTTCCGATGGCGTCATGCTGCATACCCCCTGTTCTGATAGTAAAGGATAATTCACTTCTTCGTCAGCCCCGGTGCGTTATTTCTTTAGCCATGCGTCAATCGCCCGGCTCCGGTCATCGCGCTTGTAGCCCAGCAGCACATAGGCATTCAGCAGACGGGATTTGAGGGTAGCGGCTTCGGACCGTGAGCGTTTGTATGTTTCGATATAAATGTCTTTGAAATAATCCGTTATGCCGTCTCCCGATACGCTTCCCTTCGCGTCCTTCGGGTCCTTCCCGCCGTAGTGGTCCAGCAGCTCTTGCATCAGCGCCTTTAAGTTGGCGCCGGTGAGAATCGCTGCGCGGTATTTATCGTACCGGCTGTACTTAAACTCCTGTGACCAATCCCCCGCTGCCTTCCGCGCTTCCCATTCCTTGACGGTCCAGTATGCCCCGCCTTCAGGCTTGCCTTCGCGGGTGTCAAGAATCTCCACGGCCTTGCCAAACGCTATCTCCTCGGCCTTGTACAATTCCTTTATCTCGTCCCGCGTCCCGCCGTATGCCTTTTTGCTGTCAATGCCGGATTTGATAATCGCATCGTAGTATTCAAGTGCCTTGTCTGCTTCCCCTGCCATGAGCGCGTCCACATACCGCTCATAAATCAGGGACGCAGGCGTTCCCCCGTCACCAACCACGATGCGCGGGTCCAGCGTGTCGATGACCGACATAACATCCCGGTAGATGTTCGCAACCGGAATGCCTGTCGCGGTTGACAGCGCGGTAATCGTGTTGGTAATCAGCTTGGTCGATACCTTCGCGTCCGTTCCGTTGAACACTTTCAGCCATCCCTGCGCGGCCCATATCAGCCTTTGCACGGCCTGCAGGTCAGGGCGGGAAGGCGCATAACCACCGGCAATGCCCCAGATGTCCTTGCCAAAGGGAATCATGTTAAGCGGGTTGGTGTTGTCAAAGATGTTTGATTCAAAGAAGTTCCCGCCCACCCCGGCAACCTTGTTCCAGTAGCTTTTCCAGAAGCCCTCCCAGCCCTTTTCCTTTTCCTTGTCGCGGAGGGCATCCGCCAAGCCTGCCGCCATGGCAACCAGGATAGAGGTCGCGACAAAGGTCACGCCTGTACGAGCCAAACGCCCCTTGTCTCCACTCTTGGCAGCGTTCACCAACAAATTGTAGCTCTTAATCGGTTCCGCCATGAAGCTGGTGGAAATCTTGACCAGGCTGTCCCTGTCCCGCATGATTTGGGGGCGATGGAACACGGTGTCAACCACCTGGGTGCGGTCAATCACATCAATCAGGCGGTCACCAACAGCCTTGAAAAAGTCCTCGCCGCGTTTGTCTCCCCGATAATTCTGCCCCACTTCAAGCTCAACCGCGTTCCAAAGTACGCCCATCGTAAAATCGTCTGCAATGCCAGCGGGTTTAAGGGCAAGCTCCTGGGCCTTCCGCAGCGGGTTATCCCTGCCGCCGACAAGGTCAACCATCTCGCGCCCAATCTGCATATCGTAGTAACCCAGGTGCTTCCACATGGCTATTGGCGCGTACTTCCTTGCCATCTGCATGCCGCGCTTGGGGCTTTTGGTATACGCCGCCGCCATGTACGCCGGGTTAATCATGGAGGCTGCCCTCGTGTAAGAAGCGTGTTGCTGAAGGACCACGCGGATGTTTCCGGCTACGGCTGCGGTCTTGAATTTGCCAACCATCGAATTGACCATGCCGATAAACCCGGTTGCGGCATTTGTTCCCTTGATGCCGTTGACGGCCTTCAGCAGGTTGATGAAGTAGGATTTTGCGTCCTTGCCAAGAGTGCGCTCAATGCTGCCCTTCACGCTGTCATTGTGCGTGTTCCCGCTTGCGTCCACAACCTCTCTATTATAATTGAACCACTTCATTGCGTTGGTCAGCGGCACGGCAAAGGCGTTGTAATTCGCCATGTCCGTCACATGGCGTGATACGGTGTCGAAGATGTCGGAAATGATGATGGGGTTGTTCGCGCCCTTGATGACATTCTTGGTCATGCCCTGATTGATGATGGCATTAATCATCTCGTTCTTGCTGGGGTCCTGCGCCAGGGTAAAGTTGGTGTCTGAGTGAATCGGGTAATAGTTCGGGTCAACGAATTTCAGGTATCCGTACAGCGCCATAGATACCTCGTTGCCCCACTCGCTTGATACAGTATTAAGGAAGGTCGCAATCTCATCGGCAGCGGCCTTCTGCTGCGCTGTCAGGGTATCGGTAATCCGCATGACCTCGGCTTCGTTCACGCCCACCGGGTCTTTCTGCCAGAGCTGCGCTTCCTTCCCGGCCTTGCGGGATTTAATCTGCTCAATGCTGATGCCCTTGCCGTAAATGTGACCTCTTGCCTGGTCGCGCTTGTTGAGCAGGTACAGCTCCATCATTTGCCCCGTTGTCAGATGCACCTTCCCGCGCTCAAGGTCAAAGCTGCGTACTTCGGCGTTCTTTCCGGACCAGTTCGCAATGCCGAAGTCTTTATATTTCTTGTCAAGCTCCAGGAAGAAGTCCCTTGCCTGCACCGTGTTCCTGACAAGCTTCCCGAATCCTTTTTTGTAAAGGGACGAAAGGATTGCCTTTGACTTCTCCCCAAGCTGCTCAAAGAAGCTGAACGAATCCATCATGTCCAGATTGAGGAAGGAGCTTAGACGCTCAATCGCGGGGCCGTGCAGCTTCTTGTCCTTTTTTCCGGCAAGGTCTGCAAGCGTACCGTCAGCTACTTCAGCAACGGTTTCCGCATTGTCCATGTCAATCATCTTGTTTGCGGTGGTCACAGCGGTATGGACCATCCGCATGATTTTATCCAGCGCTGCCAGTTCATCCGGGTTCATGTCCCTGTACCGCACAACGGAATCATTCCGGGTTATCAGGTCCTGAATCATCGGGGCAAGGTCGGGGTCAATGTTCATCACAAAGTCAGGCGATGCAATCTCGCCGTTGTTGACGGCAAAGGCATCGGCGTTCTGCATCTGAATCAAAAGCTGCCCCATCGCTTCTTGCCAGGATTTAGAGCGCTTGGAGGTAACCTCGGTCCCGTCAGTTTTTGTCCATGACATATCCAGAGCTTCAAGCAATCCGGACACCGTCCGGCGCAGGGCTTCCGGTATGTGGTGCTTCTTGTCCGGCGTCATCAGCCATTTACGCAGTTCGTTGGCAATGTCCTCGGTTCTGCCGATTAGCTTCCCGCGCCTATCGCTGCCCTTGATTTTGGCTCGATATGCAGCCTGCCGTTCCTGCCCCTTCTCTAACTGCGCCTTGTAGACCTTCTCCCTCTCCCGTTCCACCACGCTCCGCAGCGGACCGGACATTTCCAGGTTGAACAGAATGCGGTCAGCCTTGTCCAGCTTGTCCTTCAGGGCAATAATATCGGCGCGTACTTCGTTCTTCTCCGTCTGCGGGGCCTTGTTGATATAGAGCTGTCTGCGCTTTTCAAGCAGCGCGTTCAGCTCGCCCTCAACGCGGTTGTACATATCGGCAGACTTGCGGTACTTCTCCACGTTCTTCTTTTCCGCGTCCGTCTGGGCAACCTGGCCGAATGCCCCGGCCAGAATCGCGCGGGGGGAGGGGAGGGAGTTTTCGGGGTCGCGCTCGGAATAGCGGATGTCGTTGGTTGCGGGGTTGAAACGTTGGGAGAGGGGGATGGGTTTGCCTGAGTCATCGTAGGTCACGGGGTCGGCAGACTTGATTTGGTCAGGAGAGAACACTATCTTGATGTCATCCATTGGCCCCCCGTCTTGGACATTCTTAATCAAGACAGAGTCATACCCGCCGGACAAACCCCTCATAACTATCTTGTAAAAAGCATCTGTGCGAATCTCGCTATTTTCGTTGTCATAAACATACGGGTTCTGCATTTTGAGTTTGGCGTTCACAACGCTTGCGTCTATTGTGTCTGAAAAACCGGAAGCGCCGAATGCGTCATACAGTTTTTGAGTGATGTCATCAACAATGTTGAACACATCATCATTTTTTGGGAGAGCCTTGAGAACCTCATCAGTTATGGAATCTGCCCGTACCTCAGAAGCAACCTCATACAAACTTGGGTAGGGAATATCCTTTTCTGCATAGAAAAAGGCGCTTCCATCTCTGCGTAGCATATCAAGGTTTCTCGATACGCCTTTCGGCACTTTTTCAAGCAATGGCGAGAATATCTCGGCAAGTTTTACGCTATATTTTTTAGCCTTTTCCAAGTTAACCGATTTCTTGGCATATCTGTTGGCTGTTTCTTCGGAAGCGAAATAGAAGCCAAGGTATGCACTTGGCGCTTTTGTGTTTAAACCGCGCTTCTCAGGATTGAAACGGTTTCCTTCTAAAACGCCGCCCGCAAGTCCATGCACCCCTGTTTCGTTGTACCCAGCCGCCTTCGCCGCTTCTTCCACCAACCTCTGCTGTTCGGCGGTATCGCCATTCTCAACGGCAGCAAGGTACTGGTTGTCCCGCTCCGCAAACTTCGTGCCATCGTTCTTGCCCTGTTTTAGGGCATCCTGTGCGTTCCGCTTCGGGGTAAGGGTTTCTGCCTTGCCCGTGGCTGCATCGCTCTGCGCGCCCTCTGCGGGGGTCAGCGCGTTCCTCATCATCGTGTCCCATTGCGCCTGAAGGTCACCGACATACTGCAAAGCGCCGTTCTTCAGTTCCATCAGGGCCTTGGCTTCCGCAAAAGACGGCTGCATCCGTTTCAACCTGTCCTGGATACCCTTGACGAAGTCGGATACCCAGCTCTTGAATTTCTCAAACAGAGTCTTGTTCCCGGTCATGATGCCCTTGAACACATCGGAATTGAGCAGCATCATTTCAGAGCCGTCAGCAACCACCTCTTCCATCGCGTCTGCAATGGACAGGGCGCCCTTCCTGGCTCTTCCCAGCTTCTGCTGAATCAAATCGTCCACGCTCTGCCCCTGCAAGGCAAGGGTCTTGAATACGGCATCCTCAAAGGTCCTGAAAAGCTCCGGATTGGTTGCCTTCAGGAAATGGCTGAATTCATGGCCCATGACCTTCGGGAGGGTGTAGCTGGCAGCTGCGCCGGCAGCGTTCATCTTCTCCTTCGCGTTCTGAAGCCCTGCGTTAATGTCGAAGCGGAACAGCCCGGTTTCAGGGTTAAAGCTGCCCTGCTCCTGGATGTACTTTCCTTCCGCGTCTGTTTCTGACGCGAATATTTCAGCGTTGATGCCCAGCAGCCGCGCAAACTGGCTGATATGCTTGGTCAGCGCCTTTTGCTCGGTATCCAGGGTTTTTACATCAGGAAGTACCCTGACTGTTCCGTTACCAGGCCGCAGCATCTTCAATACCTTCGCGGCCCTGGCCTTATCCGCTTCAAAGTCGGCAGCGCCTTTGCCTGCATCAAACGCGGCCTTGATGGTATCAGGAGCAAGCGCCTTGACCGCGTCAGAGTTGTTCAACGCGGATTCTGTTCCGGTCATCCCCGCCGCGTATGCGGTTTCAAAGGCAAGGGAATATGATTCTTCGTCCAGGTCCGGGTTATTCGCCTTGTGCTGTGCCGCAACCTCGTTCCCGCTGGTGACGGTCTTGTAGGCAACCTTTTTATCGCCAACGGTCAGGACCTTCCTGCCGGTGGTCGCTTCCTCTTTCCCTGTCTGCTCAACCGCGCCCGGAACGATGCCTTCGGATTCAAGCATGGTTTTACGGTCTGTTACAGGCGCTTGTAAAGGCCCTTTTTCGGGCAATACAGGGGCTTGCTCCTGCGGCTCTATCATAGTCGCCTCTGCCCTGGTTTCGCCCTCGGTGCGGGTTACAGGCGCTTCAATCGGAAGGGCAGACACGGCTTCAATTTCAGGCGCGATTTCTTCCATCGCTTTCGTGATTTCTTCCGGTGTCATGTTGTCTTTGTTTGCGATGATGGCATCCATTTGAGATTTCAGCTCTGCCAGCCTCTGCCCCTGCGTCATGGTGGGTTTTTCCACCTCTTGTTCCGGCTCGGCCTGCTCAACCGTTGGCTGCTTGTCCAGCTCCGTCTGAAGCTGCGCCCTCTTGTTCTGGCTGTATTCAGGTGAAGGCGTATCGTCAATGGCTTCGGGCTTCATCCCATACGCCTGATTCAGCCTGTCAACATAGTCCAGGTATTCAGCTTCGCCGGGCTTTACGCCCATGCCTGCATCGTCCATGATGCCGCTGTATGCGTCATTTATAGAGCTATCAACCTTCTCGCCCCTGGATGCAATCGCAGTTGTGATGGTGACAGGCCCGCCAAGAATACCGCCAGCGGCAGCGCCCATTGCAACTTGCGTTCCAAGCTCCTGCCGCCATTGCGCGTTTGCCATTTCCGTAATCTGTTTGTTGGTCTTGCCGGGATTCTCTTCCTTGATTTTCTTCCATGACTTGAAAAACTCTGAAGAATTGCCGCGCAGGTAGTTGTCCATAATCAGGTTGGCAAACGCGCTTGCGCCTTCTTCTGAACCTTCGGCAATCACGTTCTTGAAGAAGTATTTTAGAGCGCTTTTCGGATTGCTCATAAGAGCTTCGAGGGAATACTTCTCCGTCAGCCATTCGATAGCGCCCGCGCCAATGGATAGTATTGCCGCCGTTCCCCTGTCCGTTCCGTCCATCAGCGCCGCCCTGTATGAAGAGCTGGTGGCATTGGAGGACATAGCAAACAGCGTCAGCCCTCGGCTTCCGACAAGCCCGCCAAGCCCGATAGACACTCCGTTATCGCGCATGGAAGTAATCAGGTCATACACAAGTGAGCCAAGCGGTTTACCAAGCACCGATGCGCCCAGACGTTCACCGGCTATCTTGCTCTGTGTTGCCTGAATCGTCTGGCTGGCAACTCCCACGTCAAACGATGGGGAATAAGGAGAATCAGACATTAACTGGAACGGGGTCATAACCGCGTTCACCAGGTATTGCCCGCCTGCCATAAGCCAGGCCCAAACATGGTTCTCTTTTGCGTAGGCTTCCCATTCCTTGACGTTCCCGGCCTGCCGCCTGAACAGGAAAAGCTCTTTGTAATCGTCCAGGAAGGTCAGCGCTTCGTCATAACTTCCCTCGTTGTGAAGCGTGTTGAAGATGAGTTTCTCGTCCTCTGAAAGCGTCTCCCAGCCGTGAGAATCTATGCTCTCGCCTATGTTTCCGCGCGCGTTGATGTATTCGTAGGCAATCGCTGAAAGTGCCTGCTGCTTTTCGTTTCCTTCCTTGTCGATGGCAAGGGCTTCAAGGTCCGTATAGCTAAACTCCGCGGTTGCCGGGAGACCAAGCAAGGCATATACGGATTTCTGCGGGTCATAGCCGGCCTTATCAAAGTCAAATGTCGATGACTTTAATACATCGGCCCATTTTTCAGCGTTCTCAATGTCTTTCTGCTGAATACGGAAGTATTCTCTTTCCCCTTTTAGCAAAGACGATTGCATGAGCGCGTCATCGTACTGCGCTTGCTTTGCCTGCGCTTCCGTGAATGCTACTTTGCTTGCGTCCCCTTCTCCTGCCCCCGCAAACTCCATAGCCTGCGTGTTTAGGGTGGTTATTTCCTGTTCAAGCGTTGGTATGCTCACATCAAGAACGCCTATCTCGCTGGAAAGCCGCGCCTGACGCTGGACCGCGCCTTCCTTGTAGTTAAGTGAATACCAGTCATCCAATACCTTTGTCATCTTGTTCCCGGCTGGTACTGCTATGCGCTCCTGGCTAAGCGCCGCTTTGACTTCGGTTTCGCTCATGTACGGAAGCGCGTACTTGGGATTGTTGTAATTCTTGATGTTGTACTCGATGGTCTTACCAAAGTCCCTTACTTTATCCGGCTGTCCTTTCCTGCCCGCAAGGTCAATGGGACCCCAGAATTTATCATATGCGCGGTCTGATGCCGTTTCTACCGGCGCTGTCTTGGCTGTTGCTTTCGCCGCGTAATCCCGCCATGTAAGCCCGCCTGATGTTCCTTTGGCGGGGTCATAACCGCCGCCGCCATACGAAACATCACGCGCTCCGGCCGATGCAGCTCTCCTTGTATCTCCAGGCAAGCGCATGGATGCGGGTATCCCTTTCTCTTGCTCTTGTTCGCGCTTCCAGTATTCAGCGTCAAGAGCGTCATCCTGTGTCTGTGGCGTTCCCTTGTTCGTGTTAAATTGGTCCGGGGTAATCGGAGCGCCCGGGAAAGATACGGTTGGTTTAACCGTTTGCTTCGGTGCAAGCGATTCAGGCGTAACGTCTGGCTTTCTCGACGCGAACCCTTTGACAATCTCACCGTATCTCCTGGCAACCTCGTCCATTGAGCCGTTGCCGTATTCATATCCTTGCCTTTTGTTAAAGTCATACGCGGCCTGCGCTTCTTTTTGACCTGTTTTCGCCCGTTGTTCAAGGCTGAACATCTGGCCGGTGAAGTTGGGGTCAGCCTTTTTCAATTCTTCAACATATGAATTGTATCCGTCCGGGACGGAGTTCTGCTCCGAAAGGAATCTATCATTGAGCATCTGCCTACGCTGATACCAGGGGTTGCGCTTATAAGCCTCGCTCTCGTCCGGCTTTTCCTTGGCAACCATGTCCTGGTATCTTTTTTGCTGGCTTTTTTCGTACTCTAATGAGGCCCTTACTTTTTTGCGGAATTCTTCGTAAGTGTTTGCCATTCATTACCTCTTTCAGAGCCATTTCCAGGGCGGGGTAGGATTGAGCGTTTCATAAACGTTCAGCGTGCCAAGCTGGTCAGCCGTGAGATTCGGCGGCTCTATATTTATCTGCGGGTCTGGCGTTTTATTGTCCACGCTTGACATAACCGCCCGGCGAAGGGCATAGGCGTCAGACGCAGACATCCCGCTTGCAATCAGGCCGTTGATGTAATTGTTCAGCGCACCGTCGCCGCCATCCAAAAACGCGCCAATCGCTCCGTCTAATTGAGAGTCGGAATAATCGTTCCCTGCACGCCCGCGCCCGCCCCCGCCCCCGCTTCTTGCCGCCGCCTTTGCAGCAAGAGCGTCCTTATATGCCCGGTCATCCCCAAACTTGCCATAGTCGAAATTGCGGGAATCAGAATACTCGCCGTAGTTTGTGGCGCGGTTATTCTGGTAATCGCCCACGCTGTCCCGGTATCTCTGATAGTCCATGCTGGCGTTGTCCTGGGTAAGACCATACAAGTCCATATCATTGGCCTGTTCCCCCTGATACCTGGCATAAGCGTTCTGCTCCAACTGCGGCAGCGCGTCATTCATCCGGTCCATGTAATTCAGGTTGGCCTGCTGACCCACAGCGCCAATGGAGGCTGAGCCATAGCCCCCGGTCATGCCGGAAGCCAGCGCGTTGCCCTGTGACAATGCCTGCCGCGCCCCTGCCGTGTACTGCTCCTTGTATTGCTGATACATCGGGTCATTGTTTATATCGTAGTTGTAGGGCTTCCTGTTGGCGATTTCCGCATACATCGCCTTCGCCTTTTCTTCCCATTCACTTTGATACGGGTCAGGGCGATTGTTGCGCTCGCGCCTAAAGCGATTCCAGGCGTTATCCGTCCTGGTGCTTGGATTAAATGCCATAACGCCCTCCTACTTATTCAGCTTGTAAACCCGGTCATCGTTCCATTTGCCATAGTTGAAATCGCGCTGGTCGGAATATACGCCATAGTTGAAGTCGCGGTCTGCCTGCCAATCGCCTACCTGGTCGCGGTACTGTCCGTAGGCGTTCTGCTCGTTCTGCTGGGTGATGCCATACAGGTCCAGAAGCGCCTGCCCCTGGTCCTGGTAGCGCCCGTATGCCCGATTCTCCAGCCCTGGGATGGTCCCGGCAAGCTGATTCATGTAGCCCTGATATGCCTGTTGTGAAGCGGTCTGCGCCACAGAGCTGTTAAAGCCGCCCGTCCTCGCGCTGGCCATGCCCATAGCGTCCTGGCTGGCCTGCTGCCCTTGCTGCGTGTACATATCCTTGTACTGCTGGTACATCGCATCGCCGTTCATGTCATACGCAAAATCAGGGCGGTTCTCTATCTGTCCATACAGGGAATCAAGCTCGTCTTGCCAGTTGGAAACATACGCGCCGGGTTTGTCCTTCTTTCCGGCAGCATAGGTATTCCAGGCATTGTTCGTCTGGCTGTTCGGCTTCCATGTATTGCTTGCCATGCTCGTTACCCTCCATGTTTCCAGCGTAGCACCTGCTATGTGCGTTTATCAGCCCCGGTCAGGTCAGGCGCTCCCACATATAGTAGGACCGGTATTTTGGCAGAGTGCTTCCGCTTTCGGTGGCGCCGCCCAGCTCAATGCCGTTTGTTGCGGTAGACCCGGACGCGCCCGGAGCATAGTCGGCTTCAAGGTAATCGGTGGCGTAGGCGCTTAACCCCGATTTAATCTTTGATTTACCGCCTGAAGAAAGTTTAGCGTAGCCAGCGCTTCCCAATGAGAACGAGTGAGAAGATGCTCCACCTTCGTCACCCGTTCCGCCCGGCACATGGTTTACTCCGGCTGCCATCGGGAAGGTTTCTTCCGGCAGCGCATACCAGGTTGTGCCTGTCCAGATTGTTGAAGGGTCCGTATCATCCCGCGAAATGTAGAGCTGACCCACCTTGATAGCGCAGACCGGGTCCCCGCCCAGCGTCATTAATGACCAGACAACTTTGAGCAAATCGGCAGTATCGGCATACCCGCCAAACGCCGCCCCGCTTCCGCCCTCCTTGAAGTTGAGCGTGACGGTTTCCTGGGGGATGAGCGCGGTATAGATATACTCCGTTCCCACGGTGTCCACGGCCTTGATTTGCGCGTTGTAGGAAACGTTGACCGCCAACGCCCCGCCCAGGAGGACGGATTTAATAGCTGTGCCGCCGGTCATGTCGGACCATGCGCCATATGCCCCGCCAACAATGCCATACCGCCCCTGGAGCGTGACCGCGTTTTCGCCGGCAACGCTGCTGCATACGCCCGTTGCTTTCAGGAAGATGTATGTGCCAGCGTCATCTTCATCCCCTGACGAATCAGCGCGGTATGCTTCAATGCCGGTCAGGGAAGGCGCTGAATACGGCTCTATGTGAACCGTGATGCTCTTGCTGCCCGTCCTTCCGCGCCCGTCCGTGATGACCGCGTTGATGGGCACATCCCCGGACAAGGCGATAGGGTCAAACAGCGCCGTAATCGGTGTTCCGCTTGCTGTTACTTGGACGCCGTTTATCGTGACCTTGCGGGTGGATATGGGCGATTCATAGGCAAGCGTTTCGTCAGACAGTGTGACAAGGAGCTTTGTCTTGCCCTGTATATGCTTCGTGAATGTTCCGGGCAGCCCGTTCAGGTCCAGCGCCGCGACAACGCTTCCCAGGACAGGGTAAGCGTCTGCGGAAAGCGTCATCGTTACGGTGTCCGTCTGGTCCGTTCCCATCTGTGTCGCGCCGGAATAGGTTTTTAGGGTGCAGGTGATAACGCGGGATACATTGTTTGGTATCGCTTCCTGCCATGCCAGCGGGATGGTGAAGTCCTTATAGGTCACGCCGGCGGCAAGCGTATACTCAACCGTTGTAACGCCCGTCATGGAGAAGTAAACCTTGTGCGTGTAGGATGAGGACGCGATGGACAGATTCGCCCGGACAACGCCCCCGGCAGGGCAGGTGGTCTTGTTCAGGGTCACGGTGGATGCAGGGAGCGTATAGTCAATGACAATCCTGACATTGGAATACTGGAGCGTTGCCGTAATGCTGCCAACAGAAGCGGTTGACCCTGACCCCTTGAAGACCCAGGTAAACCCAACGCTGCTATCGCCGGGGGCAACCTTCGCCTTTACATTGCGGCTTCCGCTGAAAAAAGAGCCGTCAAGCGTTCTGATGGTGTAGTTCGTGCCGCCAACCGTTGCGGTCAGCGTGGCGCTGTTTATAATTGAGCCAACCGGGATTGTCGAAAAATTGAAGTATTTCGTCTGCGTTGATGTCGAAGGGCCGGAAGTGCGAACATTATCGCCGGGCGGGTTTAGAAACTCAACAACCCATGAGCTTTGCTGCTGGAAGTCTGCGATGGTTACTGTCTTGCTTGCCATACCATCACGCCCCTATCCATTTGATAGTGAAGCCGTAACGGTGGTCAATCTGCCATTTGCCGCCAATGGACATCCTGGTAACAAGGCTGATTTCGTTGATGTAGAGCTGATTGTCCGTTACCCAGGCCACTTTCACATCGTTGTGCCAGAAGGTCAGCGCGTCAGAAGTGAAGGTAGCAAGGAGCTTGGCGCGGTTTAATACCTGTTCCCCGTTGACCGTCATCGTGGTTAAGTCCTCGCCTACGGCAACACCATAGCGCGGAACATCAATACCGCCAATGCTCTCAAAGTAAAGCAGCCCGGATTTAATATACTGATTAGAATTAAGCTGATAGTTTGTGACAACGCCAAGCTGTTCAAGAAGGGTGACGGTTTCGTTGAACATATATTCTTGCAATACGCCTGTCGCATTGGTGGTAATCGTGTTCAAGAGGTTTTGTGAGAATGTTCCATAGGTACTCTCTGCCGTGTATACCCCCGCATATACCTCTACCAGCTGGTCCATAACTGCGCTTACATCGTGCGCGGTCCTAACGATAAGGCTTTTCAGTTCGGAATACCCGGCTGCCGCCTGGGTAGCGGTCTGTACCGCTGCCGCGTTTGTGGCAAGGGTTTTGAGCGCTTCGTCTTTGAAGTTTTCAGGCCCAATGTTCTGCAGCGCAACATTAAGCTGCCTGCTCATTTGATGCAGGTAGGAATACAGGTTGGCTATCTTGTTAGCGTCAGCGCCCTGTAAGGCGGTAGGCGGCAAAAACTCTTTCATATTCCATCACCACCATCCTCCATAATCTTGGCAATGGAGAAAACCCTCATATCGCCAGCGCCAGCCAGCTTGATTTGGAAGTGGTCACAGCGCCGGGGGATGATGGGATAGTTTACGGTTGTGACGATAACCCCGCCTGTAGTTGTACCAAGCGATACCCATGTGCCGGAAGAATCATATTGAATATATGCCGTGAAGGTGGAGCCTGATGCCAGCTTCAGGCGTATGTTCATGCGCCCTACATACTTCTGGCTTGGCAGCTCGTATCCCATCACGCCCGATTCAAGCACCCAGGATACCGCGCTCGCTTCCGCTGTGCCTACGCTGCCAAGCATGGAATATATCTTGGTGACAAGGGTAGGCGGGGTCCCAGCAACGGTGACAGGCGTAGCGGCGTACAGCTCGTCCTTGACGGTGCAGAAGTCTATGACCTGAAGCGTATCCTCTTTATGCCATATCCTCTTGGCGGTATCCAGGGTAAACAGCTCCCAGGCGTTTGCAGCGTTCTTCATGCTGATGTACATTACATCCTTGACCGCCCCGGCAACGGCAGCGGAATACAGCCCCGTTCCCAGGGCAGCGGATACCGCAACCGGCAGGCTCCCGTCATACGCCATGACCTCTGACCGCGCCTTGTAGTACAGGATTTCATTCACGATGACCATGCTCTTGTTGCTTCCGTCTTGGACCCCGCGCAGCGTGGTTGTTTCTATCTGGTAATTCGCCGGGTAGTTGCCGTAAACCCGGTGCAGGCAGTTTTCCTTAAAGAACAGCGGCATACCCAGGTGTGTAATCGCGCCTGTAAACTTACCGTCTGTGCCTACGGATACCGCATAACTATCCATTGCGTTCCCGGCATAGGAGCGCCAATTCTTGAAGTCACCCAGGCGGCAGGCGTATATCTCGTTGACAGGCTCGTTATCAACCACGCCGTATTTACATCCCCACAAGCGATTTTCACTCTCGGTGAGATAGTCCATGTCCGGCATGGTCCTTGATATGGTCAGCGGAGCGCCTTCCGTGGCGGTCTGCGTATGCACCCAGCCCAGGGCGCCGGAAATAACGATGTAATCATCCCCGCGATAACGGACAAAGTTGTACCCGTTCAGCGATGCAAGCTCGGCAGCTTCATCCGGGTCAACGGACGCGCTCAATGCCCCCGCAATCTTAATGCCGTCATACTGAGCAAAGCCCACGCCAATCCCGGTTGCCGCTATCTTGGTATAGGTAGTAGGGATAGCGGTCCATGTTTCAGACAGCGTAGAGTACCGCTTCAATTCAACGGTGGGATACGCGGATATATCTATCCAGTAATCGCCATCAGCAGGCTCCGTAGGTGCTGTGACGCTCGCCGTTGGCGTAGATTCAAGGTCTGAACCGTCTGCCCTGGAAGGCTGGTATGTAATATCCCCGCTTGTCAGCGTGACGGTATTCTCGATGTTTCCGTACTCGGTCAGGTCTGCCGTGTTGACCCACTTCTTATCAGGCAGAATCACGATATACGCGCCCATGCTATACAGCCGCTTGGGTGTGTACCCTGCCGCTACAGACAGCACCAGGCCGGTCACAGGCAGCGCGTTGACATACAGGGTAGCGCCATCCACATAGCACAGCACATCCCTTGAAATCATAGCAGAGTAGGCCGCAGGTGATACCGCCAATGCCCTCTTGACGCGCTGGGCCAGCAGGGGATAGTCACGCGCTGATGTGTTCGTGGTATCGTAAAAATCAGAATCAGGTATCCGGGGGTTATGGTTATATCCCCCGAATACCTCTGTCATGCTCTTATACTGTTGTGTTGGTTGAAATTGAAGGTATTTCATAGCGTAAAGTGCGTTGCTGGCGCACAGGGCGGGAAAGTGCGGTTAAGATGGTTCGCAAGCTCTTGCCATGCTACGTTGAATTCCTGGGATTCGATGTTGTAAGAATTCCAATCCCGGTTATACCGGCTGATTTTCATGCTCAAAAAGGCAATGTACAGCTCGGCATCATACGGGACAGGAGCAAGGAGCACCGTGGTATCCACGATGTTGGAAGCGTAAGAGGTCCAGGTTTCTTCTGCCCAGGACGCAAGCGCATCCTCCGGGTTTTCCAACAGCCCGGCTGCAAGCGCCTTGTAAGGCTTGTTGTCGTAAGAGATAAGCTCGTTGAGCGTGTATTCATGTTCTGAATCGTACTCGTCATAAGGGTTGACCTTCCTGACCAGTTGCCAATAAACCTTAGTATCCAGCTCGGAAAGCCAGGCTATAATCTGCGCAGCCGTATAGTTGTGCGGCTTCAGCGCGGTTACGGCAGCGGTGACTTCAGCAATGGTCATTTAGTCCCCCTTATCTCTCGCCAATCTTGAAATCGCCCTGCATTTCCTGGGAGAGTACGGCATGCGCTTCCTCGGATTTGATGGTCTGACGCAGCACAAGGTATGCGGGATAGGGAAGTGTGATTTGCGTTCCGCGCTTGAAATAGGCTTCATACTTGCCTACGCTGACGGGAATCATCTGATTTTCACCGGCGTTTCCCCTCGGCATGGTGTATTTCACCATAACATCCCAAAGGTCTTTGACGGGGGCCTTAGCAGGCGCAGGGGCGGTTCTCGCCGCAATCGCTTCTTCGTAGAGCTTCTTATAGTCCGGTTCTTCGCCCTCCACAATCTTGGCCGCCTTGTATTCCATCGGCTGTACCTTTGGCTCTACAGCCACAGCCGGCTTGACATTGCGCGTCTTGGGCGCAGGCGGTTCGCGGAAGTTAGCAGAAGTGTTCAGGTTCAATTTATCCGGCCCAATGTCCATGCGATTACTCCTTTGCATTGGGGGGAGAGGTTTCCCCCTCCCCCGTGTTATCAGTCAGTTATCAGTTGGCGGCTGCGGTGGCAGAGTAGGAGGATACGCACTCCAAACGAATCAAGCGGTCATGGTACACAATCTTGGCAGCAGCTTCGAACTTGCCGCCGATGGTGCTGAACTGATTGAGGGGTCCGCCGACCTGTTCAGCGGTCTTGATGATGGTTTCGATGCCTGCGCCTTCGGGGTCAACGATGTTGAACGCGTCTTTGGCAAAGAACAGGCAGGGGAAGATGGAGATACCGGCAGCTCCGCCTTCGCCGGGATAAATCACGTCAGCGCCAGCCGGGGGATTGCTCGCGGCTTCTGCAGCAGCGGCAGACGTAGCATCAAGGACAATGGTGGTCGTGGTCGCGCTCAATACTTCGAAATGCAGACCACCGATAATCAGCTCGCGCCCGGACAGGGCGGTCACATCGTCAGCGGTCAGCGTTTCGGTCAGGGTGATGGTGTTCGTGCCAGCGTCATAGCTGGTCACGGTCAGCGTCCGGGCGGCAGCGGAGAGGTCCGCGCCCCGGATGATGGGGGCCAGGGTAGACTTGATGAAGCGGATACCGTTCATTTCGCCCAGCTCATTGGTAAACAGCTCTTTTACGGCTGCATACTTGTGCGCTTCCTGCCATTGCGGGTTCTTGGCAGGGTCCCGGATGTCCTTTGCGATATAGGGATGAATCACGCCAACGTAATTCATGCCATCGAAGGTAGGCGCGTCAGCTGCTTCAAACCTGGTCACAACCTGCGCCATCATGTCAGCCGTAATTCCAGACCAGGTAGTCGCTGCGTTGGACAGCAGGTGCCGGGCAGCAGGCGTAGACACATAGGCGTTGGAGCTGTTCAGGTTGATTGCGTCTGCATAAAGGGTATTGGTTCCTTCAAGCAGCGCAGTACGGATAAGCTTCTCATAGGACCTGGCCAGGGACGCGCCGATTTCCTGTGTAGCGCCCAGGATGACAGGCTTGTTGTGATGCTTTTCCAGCTTCTTCGTGGTCGCAACGTACAGGCCATGCTCGGTGAGCGTGGTGGTGACGTAGGATTCGCCGAATTTTTTTCCGGTCGGAATTACGCCCTCAACAAGCTGGTCAGCGTCGGGCAACGTGTTCCACTTGGACCACTCGATGATGATGCCCTGGTTGTCCGGGATGCTCTGCTTGTTGCCAAGCTGCGCGAAAATGAGGTTCTCACGCGCATTGACCAGCATGACAGTATCCCAGAAGGTTTTCATGCCGATGGAAAGGCTGTTGTCTGCGTCAAACGCAGTTGTAGCGCCCGTATAGGCGTTGATGTAGGTGCCGGTTGCGGATACGAGGGAGCCGGCGTCAGCAAAGAGCTGGAGGTTCAGCTTAATCTTCATGGTGGCAGTCCTTTCTCAATGAAGCGCTTTACGCTTCAAAAGGTGACCGCCCCCGCTTAACAAGGTCCATTGCTTTTCTCATTCGGTCGGGCGCCCAGTTATGCGGGTCATCGGTCAGGTTGGGAGCATTTGAGTTTTGAGAAAGGCCGTTTTCACTTGGACGGAAGGCCCCGGCAGACATAGCGTTTGACAGCTTCTCGGCGGTCTTTTGTGCGGTGAACTGCATCGCCCCGCCAATGATTTCGTCCTGATGGACGAGCTGGTACGCTTTCATCACAGGGATTCTCACTTCAGGCCGGGTAAGCTCAAAGAATTCAGGGTTCTTCAGCTCCGCTTGAAGGTCAAACCCTGGGTACATCTGCTTGACCTGTTCGCTCTGCTCTACAAGGGTCTGGAAGTGCTTCTGTATCTGGGCTTCCTGCATCCGTTCCGCTTGCATCTTGTCAAGGTTAGCTTTCTCGCCTTGCAGCTTCTTCATTTCCTTGAGCGTTTGGACCGGGATGCCCTTCTGCAGCGCTTCATCCTCGTAAAGTGAATCATCGTCCGTGATTTTGTTGACAAGACCCTCAATGTCGCCATCTTTCAGGCCATGCTTCTGGAACAGGGCTTCAAGCGCGGGGGTGAGCTTGTTCAGCTTTTCTTCCGCTTCCTTACTGTTCTTCAGCCGTTCCTTGACGATTGCGCTTGTCGCCTTGCCAAAGTCGTCCTTGTAATCGCCCTTAATCAATTCCTCAAATGTTGGCTTCGTGCTTGCGGCAGGAGAAGTCTGCCCTTCCGGTGGCTTCTGCCCTTGTGCGGGTTGTGCCGGCGCAGTTTTAGTCTGCTCGGCGCCCGGCGTTGGTACAGAATACTTCCGGCCCGTTCTCGATTTGAATTCCATCCCGGCGGCGGATGGACCCTTTACGCCCGCTGCAGCGTTCCCTGCGGCCCCGGCTCCGTCTGCGCCCGCTGGACCTGCGCCTGCGTTGCCTGCTGCCCCATCAGCGAATAGCTGCAATACCAGTTTCATCATGTAAAAACCCCCTCTGTCCGTTGTGGTGGACGATTCCACTAACAACATAGAGGGGGCAGCGTTAAAATATCAGTCCCGGTGTGAAAGTTAGTTTATAGCAGACGCTATATCACTTTATAGCAGACGCTATACCTAAGCCCATAAGTGCTTCAGCGCTTCTGTTTTGTTGGGGATATTGCCACACACGGCAGCGCCTTGCTTGTGGCACGCGGGGCATTCAATATCTTCATCCAGGCAATCAAGCGGCCTGACGCTCATGTAAACGCATCCGCAATGAACGCATTTGACATACGAAAACTTATAGCCCAGCTTCTTCATAATAGTTTCACCTGTGCACCTGCGCCGTTTATCCGGTCGGTTGCAATCTTGAAATATCCCTCGTCCAACTCTATCCCGATGAAGTTGCGCCCAGTATTCACACACGCCACGCCTGTACTGCCTGAACCCATGCAGTTGTCTAATACTGTTTCACCTTCGTTGGTGTAAGTTTTAATTAAATATTCAAGCAAGGCAACTGGCTTTTGTGTTGGGTGAACATATTTACCATCTACACCTTGCGTGATTATTGTTTTAGGATATTTGTGTGTTCTGATTATTGCTTCGCTCTTGCCTGTTGTTTTCCCACCCATAATAGATGTTCGGCTCGATTCCATTGATTTACCCCGTTGGGGTTTATCCATCAAAATCATTTGTGGGTTGTATTGAATCTTACCTTGCCCAAACACAATAATATTTTCATGCTGTGCCATTGGTCTGATTTTAGCGACTAAATGTCCTCTGCCTGTTATTTTGTCCCATACCCAATCATACTTATACTGTTTAATGTTGCTCATTCTCAATGCGCTTGAAAACGGCTCACTTCCAAACAGCACTATCGCCCCGTTGCCCTTTATCACCCGCTTGTACTGCGCCCACAAAGGCTCAAACGGTATCACGGTGTCCCACTTGCAAGCGGTTGTGCCATACGGCAAGTCGCATAGTATCAGGTCGATTGAACCGTCAGGAATACCCTTCATCACTTCCAGACAGTCGCCTTGCATTAGCTTAATCATGCTTAATCCGGCTGGCTCGCCTGCGCGGTCCGTTCCCTGGCGTTCCTCATGCTCGCGTGTTCCTTTGGCCTTTCGGGGTTGGGCCGTGTAAACTCCGGCTTTGTCCCGCCGCCTGGCGCCGCGATTCTGCCTTGTGGCTGCTGCGGTCCTGCCTTCCCTGGTTGCCCTTGCTGTCCTTCCGGCGCTATGCCAAGCATCTGCAGCAATGCCGGCATATTCTCCGGCTCATAGCGCTGTGTCAGCTCCATGACTATCTGCGTCATCATTGTGAGCTGTTTCATCATGGTCTGGTTCTGCATGACCTTCTCCAGCGTTTCCTCACGCCCAGGGAAGTCCATCATCTCCAGCATCGGCACTACCATGTCGGCCATCTGCGGGTTAAATACGCCCATGCCAAAGAGCTGGATAGCCATATCGTTCTGCGCCTGGCGGCTGAAAGGTGTCTGCTTTGCCGCCCGGACCTGAATATCAAACACGGGCAGGCGGAATCCCATGTTCACGCCAAACTCTGTACCCTGCGGCTGCTGCTTGATGCGCTGGTTGGAATACAGGATATAATCCTCTACCCCTGATTGACCCAGGATGCGGAAGGTCCTGGGAATGTCATAGAACTGCCGGATGCGCTCAATGACCATCGTTACAATGCGCCCATATGCCCGGTATGTGCCTTTGGTGCTGGCCTTGCTGGACCGCCCGGCGGCTTCCTGGGCCGCTGCCTGCCCCGCTGCCGTGGTCATGCCGCCTGTTCCGCCATTGAGCACGTCCTGGTTGCCGGTCGTAAATTTCATTTCTTCCAGCTTGGATTCATAGATGCTGATGTAGTTGCCGGACAACGGTATGACCTGGATAGGCACAACGTTGTTTGGCGTGATTGCGCCATCCACATGGACAAGGGGCTTTGTCCAATCCGCAAACTCGGTTTCGTTCACGTTACCGGATTTGTCAATGAAATAGCGCGGTGTAGCAGACATAACCGCGTTCTTCACAAGCTGCTGGCCCAGGAGGTCAATGCTCTCCTGGGGGGATTTGCCAATGTCAACGTATCCCATGCCTGCCGGCGAACCCTCGACCGGGAACAGCGGGTCAAACACATACGGATACAGCCCATCGTCATACCAGCCTTGCGTGGCCAGCTTCGGGTTGTTCTCGGAAGCGAACAGGATTTCCTCACCAACGAACTTGCAGTAGTGCAGCACCATCTTCTGCGTTTCCTGCCCGTCCTGCCCCTTAATAATGACCATGCGCTTGTAATACCAGTCAATGACAAGGCTCTTGTTGACAAGGCTTACCGTGTCATCGTGGATGTACTGCGATATGTCGCTGCCCCCGCCCTTCTTCAACCTGCCTTTGAGCTGCGGGTACTGTTCTTCCAGCACGTCATTGTCAATCACGCTGGCATGGAAGAAGTTGCGTGAATCCTGAATATCCTCAATGCCAGGCTCCCAGAACAGGTTAAGCAGGTCTGCCTTCTTGACCGCCACATCGCCCAGGCCGTTGTGCTTGTTCTTGTCCCAGAACACTCCGTACACGGCTGTACCCACGCGCAGTTTCTTCCAGCCATTATCACTGAAGGTCTGCTCAAAGCCGTTTTGCTCCATGACCAAAGGCACAATCTTGGAAAGGCTGTACGCTTCCTGCTTATCGTCCTTGACCCTGGGCAGCATAATCGGCTCCGGATACGCTTCAATCAGGTCGGCCTGCTTCCCCATGAGAACATTAAACAGCCATGCAGAGCGCGGCTGCGCATCGTTCTCGTTCCCGGTGGGCTTGCCTTCCTTCGCCATTTCTTCCCAGGAGCGCATACGATACCATTGCTCCGACGCGATAACGCGCCGTTCCAGGCTATTCTTGCCTTCCTTGTACTCCTGCATGACGCTCCGGGCCTTCTTGACAACGCCGCTGTCTACCCTGACAGGCGCTTGCATGCCCGCTTCCGGCTGTGCGTAGGGCGCTGTCATGCCGTTCTGCCCTGGTTGTAAGCTCATACTATACCCCTCTCCTTGTTGGATTGTTGCGTGTGTACTGGTTCAGCGGGTCGAACAGTAAAGGCTTCTCGTTGATTATCGCTGCAGGCTTCATCGGGCGCGTCATGCACATATAGCGCAGCGCATCAGCCAAATGGTCCTCTAAATCGCTGTCAAGGTCCTCAACAGAATGCAGGTCATACATCTGCAGGGGAATGGTCCTGATAAGGTTCTGGCAATTCTTGAAAATATACAGGCCAGGGTATCCTTCCTCGTTGAAGTGAAGCCTGTACTGGCATTGCATCCAGCCGGGTATGCGGTTGTTGTCTGCCTTTTGGAAGTGTACGCCGTAACTGGCGGCTACTTCCTGGGTGGATATGCCTGTACCGTCCTTCTTGGCCCATATCGCCGGGTCTGCCACGCCAATGATATGTCTGCCTTTCAGCCAGGGATGCGTGGTTTCAATTTCGTGTATCTTGCCGTAGAGCTGGTGGTCCGTCCACCTGATGCCTACGTTGGGTTCGCCTGTCCAGGTATAAAGCTCCATGATGGCGTATAGCGTCCCATCACGGTCAACGGCAAACCATATCGTAGCGCTGGGCGCATTGCTCCCCCAATCGTGCGCCCTGTAGATGGTCCAGGTGGCCGGCTCCCCTTTGCTCATGTCAAACGGCTCAATAACGTGCGTCCATTGCCGGCTGGCGTACTGTTCGGGGATGTTCTTGAAGGATTCAAAAAATTGGCCCAGGTACACATCCCAATTCCCATTGAGCCAGGCTTCCCTAATCTTGGGCGGCAGCGCTTCCAGGTACTTGATGTAATCCGGGTCCTTGCGCATCAGCACCAGGTTGTCCGTTACCCTTGATGGGATGAATACATAGTCAGCAGGGTCCTCCTTGCCCTCAAAACGGCCCTCTATGAGCCGCTTGATATAGCCATGCCCCTGACCGCCTGGGTTACAGGTGATATAGAATCTATGCGGAAAGCTGTTTACGCCGCGATTGGTGGCCATGAGCGCCTTGATTTGATACTCCGTGAGCAATGTGCCTTCGTCAATGAACTCAATGTCATACTCTGCGCCCTGCATGGGGTCTAAATCCGCATCGTTGGCGCAATACATAAAGCTGATAGTGCTGCCGTTGAAGAAGGTCATTATCTTTTCTTTGTCGCTGTACTTGGCTATCTTGTAGCACTTCCGGCGCAGCTGGGTAATGTGATTCCTTGTCAGCTCCGGATAGCTCTGGCGTACAATCAGCACACGGATACCGGGATACTTCAGGCAAAGGCGTATTGCCTTTGTCCTTACGCTCCAACTATTGTGCGTAGGTATGAAGCTATTGCCCGCCAAATATAGATGGTCGGGAGAATCTATTGTTATGCATCGCATCGGTGCTACCCCAACATCAACAGCCTCAATGATATACCTATGCTTTGTGGTGAACCTTGTAGCCATTACAAGACGCTCTGCTTTGCGTTGACAACGGAATATAGCGCAATTTGCCATAAAAATGATTCTATATTTTGGGCCGCAATCTCTTCCGTACAGCGTTGCCCGGCCCTCTGTTATCGTGCATTTAATACCTATTGACTTAACAAGGTGTGCCATCCCTTCTATCAGCGCTTTGTTTGTGTTTGTAAACTCGCAGCCACCGTCTTTGTTGCAGTTTCCGTCTGTATCCATCATCCCTTGAATAAGCGCTAAGCGCTGTTCCGGTGAAGCCCATAGGTATTCATCTGGTATATGCTTGTTGCCCAATACGCCCATTTTACGCAGTATCCCAACCAGCCCGATTATGTTGTATGTGTACTTGGCCTTCCACTTTCGCACTTCAAACCCGCTGTCCTCAAAGGCTCTATGTAATCCGTCTGCGGTTGTGAAACTGCCAGAAACGCCCGTTCCGTCTCCCAGCCATAAACCAAGCAAATACGGGTCAAGCGGCAGCTCCCTTTGTGGTGTTTGAAGGGGGGCGCACGCCGGAATAGAATGGTTCACTTCTCTTCCGTTTTGCACTTTCAGAGTTGCAACTATCTCGGCGGTTGTTTTAACACTTCCTGTCGGTAAAGGCAAATAGGGATATGCCCGGGTTGCGTTTTCCTCTGCCAGGTCTGGCCTTTTGCCCGTTCCCCTTGACGGCCTGCTTGCTCTGCGTTTCTCCCTGTATTCATCCGTTCGCTTGACAAGGTTTACCCTGTCGCTCTTGTCGTATGTCAGCCATAAATGCTCATCATTGCTGACAAGCTCGCTTCCATCGTCAAACACAAACTTCCACGCCTTGTGTTCGTTTATCTGGCTCACTTCAAGCACTTTGTATGGCTTCCCGTCCATGCCAAACACTTCCATGCCCGGAGATATATCGCCCATCCTCACCCACCCATCAGGTGTAGGAATAGGCGTGTCCACGTGAAGCTCTTTCCCCCCACCTCTTGCGCCGCCAAATATGACAATGCGGTGCTTCTCTTTCATGAAAAGCATCTGCTTCTCGTTAGGCACTCCAAACCGGATATTCACTTCGTTTGCGGCTATAACACTCAATCGCCCCAATCCTCCGCATCCGGGTCCACAATGATGTTGATGGTCTTTGGCCCCTCGTTGTGCTGCTGTGCGTCCATATCCAGGCGCTTCTTCTCTATCTCAACGCGCTCTCTCTCTATCTCTACCTTGTCATGTGAATCTTTCCACATATCGCGTTTCCGGTTCTTCAGCCAGTAGATTTGAGCCGTAACATCAGGGATAACCAGCTTTGTAATAACCTTCGTTACAACAATTTCCCATTTCTCTTTCTTTGTCTTATGGTCAAAGCCGGTCACAACTCTTTCACGCCATGTTTCCTCATATTCATAGCCCAATGCGCGTTTGAGCAAAGCATTTTCAACCAGAATATCAACAACCTGCTTGCCTTCTTTTAGGGCCGCCGATAACGCCGGAAATTTCTCTTTCCAAAATCGAAACGTTGAATAAGCAACACCGCATTTTTGGGCGATGTTCTTGTCTATAATTCCATCTCTCGCCCACGCCTTTATGCACAAAAGACCATCTTCTGACAGCCAGTAATCATATTTAGCCATTTGTGTATTCCCATTTGTAGCGCCCCGCTGTATTGCGATGCTTCTGCTTTTTGCAACACGCCGTTATCACCGTTTTCGATATGCTTAACGCATCCCCGGCATCTTTGGCTGAATCCCATACCTTTATCAATTTCCCATCAATGCCAAGCTGGGTCACCTTAACCTTCCGGGCGTTAGCCCTTTTCTTTATCAGGTCTGCCGTTTGGTGTGTTCCAAGCCTAATTTCGCTTAGTATTTTCTTTGTTTCTTCGGTGTGTCTCCTGCCGTAAAAAGGGTTATCCGCCCCCGTGCATTTCCCTTTGAGAGCATTTCTGATTTTCTCCCTCGTTTCTTTGCTTAATACATCACACGCCTGGCCCCCTTCCTGGATGTTGTAGCCATATCTTTTGTCGTTTGTCTTGTGCGCCGCTATAAGCTCTTTTTCTTTTAGCTCTGCGGCTGATTTTGACAGCCCGGCGCTAACAATGTTGTGCCGCACGCTCTCCCACCCATGTTTGCTTATCGCATTTTTTAAGTGGTCGTTTACTTTATAGCCTTTCCCGTTTCTCCATCTGTTCTGAATTCTCTGCATGGTTATTCCTATGTACTTCTTCCCGTTAGGAAATACATGCTCATAAACCGTGTAATTTCCGCCATCTGCCAGCAAGAGTAGCCCGTCCTCGGTCAACCAGCGTTCATACTTCCCTTTAGCGCCTGGCTTTTCGCGGACCGGGGGCTGCCCGCTGTCTGATTTCTTCATACTCCCCTCCCCACATCATTCAATCACGGCACTCCGGCTAATATCAGTCCCGGTACTAACAACAATAAAAACATCATTAAAACATATTTATATGTTGACTTACTTTAAAGTATGTGTATAATGAGAGTATCAAAACAAGGAGGCAAGGAAATGAGCAACGTGTACAACAAATATGAGGACTTCTACAATGCCATGATTAACGCGGGTCTTACGCAGGCCGAAGCAAGCGCGGCAGTTAATGCCAAGATGAATGAGGACGCAATGGCCGAACGGTTTCCGGACAACGACTAAGTATTCTTGGCCACAGGCCGGGCCGGACGGCTAAATCCGGCAGAAAGGTACACCATGAAAAAAATCATTGAGGGCAAAAAGTACGACACAGACACAGCAAAGCTCATCGGTGAGAACAGCAACGGCGGCAGTTGGAACGACTTCAGACACTTCGAAGAGGAACTGTACCAAAAGAAAACGGGTGAGTTTTTTCTCCACGGAAAAGGCGGCCCTATGACGAAGTACTCCCGCCAGGTTGAACAGAACAGCACATCGGGCAGCGAGAAAATCATCCCGCTGTCTTTTCAAGAGGCCCGCGAATGGGTGGAATCCCATATGGAAGCTGAAGAGTATGAAAACCTGTTCGGTAAAATCGAAGAGGACGAGAGCAAAACCATCGTCACGCTGTACCTCACGCGCGGCCTGATTGAGCGCCTGCGTCGGGAGAGCCAGGAGAAAGGCGTGGGCCTGTCCGCGCTGATTGAAAGCAAACTCGGATAAACTGCAAAACTTCAAATAAAAAGCGGCCCCCGGCACAAGGGGGCCTTTGTTTTTCATACACGGATTAACCTGTGTATTTTGCGTGAGGATGTTGTGCCTATTCTTTCTTCACATCGTGACCACCACCTTTCATCTCCTTAGGAAGCGCCTGTGCAATCATTCTTTTCGCAGTATCCCATTGCGCTTCTTTAATTCTTTCCACAAGTCCTACGCTTTCAAGGACCGCTTGAAGTTGCTCGAATGTTTCAACAATTCCTAATATAATCCAGTCATGAATGCAGGGGTCGGGTTGGTTCATTTTTGCGTCTGAATAGCCTCTGAAGTAGTCCAGCAGCGCCATAACTCTGCCTTGGCCCCTGGGACCGCCGTACAGGATTTCATTCTTCTTATCCAGCCTTCTCTTGGTCTGTTCAAGGCTGTCTTTGACCTCGTCCGCGCACTTCTGCATGAAGTCAGCGCCATGATACGGGCCGTCCTGTGCAACGGAGCGCTTCTCTGACCCCATCAAGCGTCCTAACTCCGCTGCACTCTGCTTCATGGCTTCATTGAAACCAGGGATGTCATTCAGGCTCTTGTAGCTGTCCGGGGAGCCGTAGGGTTTAACCTCTGCCAATTCTCCTGCAATGTAAATCCTCCTGGGCCGTTTGCCCCACAGCGCTCCACGCAGCGCCTTCTTCTTATTCTTCATTCGCTTCTCCCTTCCCCAGCGCTTCCAGTGATTCAGCCAGGTAATCCGCCGCTTGCGAGCTTATTTCAATCGTGAAAATCCTTTTGTTCGGGAACTTGTTCCGGGCTTCCCTCAATACCTTGGCTACTTCCCGCACTTCATCTTTTGCCCGTTCCGTGTTGTCCATGTCCTTCTCCTTTTCGATTGCTTTGGGGTTTAATGCATCCCTGGCTGTGATGTAGGCCTTTATCTTTTCTTCTTCTGTTTCGTTTATTGGCCATAGCATCATGGTGCTGCCGGTGCAATCAGAACGCGGGGCGCACACTCCTTTTATGGCATCGTCAAAGAATTTGAACGCATCTTCCCGGCTTAGTCCTTCAATCTTCTTCATGCTATACTACCTCCGTTATTTTTACCCACACACACGGGCTGCCGTAAAACTTGCTCACCTGTGCGTGTACAATCTGTGAATCGTCATTGTAGGCAATCCCGTTCAGCGCATCAGACACGATTTTTCCAACATTGTCCCAATCCGGGCGCTTGGTCGGCAGCGCATTTTCGGGCAGTTTCTTTTTCGGTCTTGCAAAGTACGCCGCAATCTCCATATCCACAGCTCCCTCAAACCTCGGCCCCTGATAGCACAGTTTGATAAGGTTTTCATAGTTCACTGTCTTTTGTGGCGTGTAGGTATGCTTCCCTGTGAACCTTGGCCTTTGCTTGGCGCATGGAGGGCCGGGGATGGTAAATTCGTAGGTCATGAGCTTCCCTCCTTCAACCGCCATATCACTATGCCTTCATCGGTGACTATCTTCTCGTACAGGCTTAGCGGGGCCGTAGTCCAGCCAATGCGGTATCCGCGCAGACCAACGGCTTTATGCTCGTCAAGAATTGAGCGCACTATCTTCACGGCCGTATCAAACAGCTCTTTCGCATCTTCCGCTATGTCCCCGGTCATAACTGCGTCAATACCGTGCTGGCAGACGATACCAGGCTCTTGCTTTTCGTTTTGCATATTACCTCACCCTCAACACGGTCAGCCCGCCGTCAATCGCCAGCAAACTCACCCGCAGCCCGCCGAAATATTCCGTGACATGTCGGGCGGCAATCGCCTGCCCGGAGTACGGTTTCCATTTCCCAGTGTTCAAATCTAATGCCAATCCATTCCTACGCACCAGTTTGAGTTCCGTGTTCCCTGGTACTGTCCACGGCCCAAGCAGCAGCCGCGTTACCTCTGCCCTCGCTGACTCGGCAAAGCGCAGTCTGTCGGGCATGGAAAGCACCGTCCCGGCGTGAACGAGTTTCCCGAATATGCCCCTTTCGCCGTTGCCGTGTTCCTGTCTGCCGTTGCTGATGTTCAACTCGCTTGCGAAAATGACGATTTCGCTGTCAAGCATCCCCTCGATTTCGTCAGAAATAATGGCTTCAAGGGTGTAAGCGTGGGCGTTGAGGGCGGTAAGGATGGTGATGAGCGTTAGGATTAACAGGGTGTACAGTAGCTTTTTCATTTGAATTCCTCCGGCATCTTGTCGCTCACATGTTCGTTTGCGTAAAAGCATTCATCATGATGGTATGTCAGTCTGTTTTCTTTGATGTCGTATATTACACCCGCTTCCCATATCGGCATCAATTTTCCGCAGTATGAGCAAACAACGGCTCTCCCTTTCGCTTTGCGCAGGATATTCGCCCTTTCAATCGCAAAGCCCAACGCTTTATCAAACCTTTTTGCCCGTCTGTTGAAAAACCACTTCTGGATGCTTTTGATAATCATTTCTCCACCTCCGGCAGAGCGGGCAAGGGGAGCCAGTAGACATAGCCCTTTTGTGTAAATTCATCTCTCATCTTCTGCGTCTGCTTTTTTGCCAATGACCAACCCGCTTGCTCTATCAATTCTCCGCTTTCGTTTTCTCCAACGCATATAGTTAATCCGTCACTTTCCACAGGCACCCTGTCAGCCGTCCGAATCCAGACGGGGACGGCGGCGAGTTCCAAAGCCTGGATAATGTCATATACAAGCGTACCAGAAACAAGCGTTGATGCACCCGTGCTTTGGATATGCCATTGCATAACCCTGTCAATCAATTTCTGGGTTTCTTCCCTGTTCATGCGTCCCTCCTTAATCCCATAGCGGTGTCCCACTCGTCCCAGACTAATTCTGCTTCGGTTGAATTACCGCCATTCATGTCACAAGCAGAACAGAGGATGTGATACCATCCGTAACTGTCATGCTCCAATTTTGCCTTGTTCCCGCACCCGCACAGTGCGTGTCCGTGTTCGTCCACCTTGGGCTTTTGTGTTGGGTGATAGATTTCAAGGTTTTCAAACTTCAGATGCGCAATCCTCTCAATCGCATCATTCGGTGTATGCCCGTCCCATTTCGGCGCTTTTTCCAATTCACGGCAATCAAACAATCCCCAATACGGCTCAATGTCATAATGGTATGTCGCTTGCCCTTTCGGGGTTTCAATGCCAACGATAAACATCCCGTCATACATCGTGCCATCGTCATGCTGTTTGGATTTCCATGAGCGAGCCTGAAACAAATTGACAATCACGCTGAACAGCAACGCCCGGTGATGGTACAATTCGTTGAATGTATGGTATCCGTCCGATGTTTCGCCGTTTACAGCCTTGGGCGGCGAGGGCGGCGAGGGCGGTTTGAAACGCTTCCCGCCAATCATCTTCCAAAAAGTGTTTGTCTATCAGGTAATTCAGCACCTTCGCCGATCTTCTTTTTGCGCACCCTCGGTTTCATGCCTTTTCCCCCTTCGTCAGCTTGATTTATTTCTCCAACTCAATCGGCTGCACTACCGTAATCGTCCCGTCCATTTCCACAATCGGGTAATCGTAGGTGGGTTTATCCGTGTAGATGCGGTGCGGGTTCAGGTAGTCAATCATGCCCCGTCACCAGCCTGTCCAGTGTCACGCCCAGGTTTTGGGACATCGCCAGGGCCGCAGGCAGGGAAGGCATAATCTTGCCGCTTATCCACTTTGAGCAATGGAATCTGTCTACCCCCATCAGCCCCGCAAGCTGTGAGCCGTTTATGCCGTTTAGTTCCAGGTTGTCCCTGATTTGGTTCGTCAGGTTCGCCTTGACAATCGCTTCTGCTTCCTGTCGGTTCATAGAGTTCCCTCCTTCAGTTCTCTGGCTTCTGCCAGCAGGTCAATGCCGGTTTCGTACATCCCCGGCTGTTCCGGCCCCTGGTCATAGTCCTGGAAGGCGTTCTTGCGCTTCGGCCCTGCTCCATCAACGCCCCACTTGCCCCGGGCGCATTGCCGTATCTTCAGGTTCCAGTCCTTCCACTTGTTCTTGTTCCCGTTCCCCTGCGCTGATTCGTCCAGGTACTTAATGCAGCGCGCCAGTTCCGTTTCCCCCAGGTCTGCCAGCAGGCGGGTATGTTCCTCGTCCGTTAACCTGACCCAGCCGTATTCTCCGTGTTTACGGTGAGGGGGCGTGGGCCTCTTACGTTTATCTTCTTCTGGTTCTTTATCTGGTTCTGGTTCTAGTTCTAGTTCTGCTGAGCTAACATTAGCTTTACTGTTAGATTTACTGTTAACTTTACCGCTTGTTATCAGCCTTTGCTTCTCGCGGTATCCCTCCATGTATTTCCTCATGTATTCATTCTTTTGTTCAAGTTTATCAAGGCTTTGATGTTTGCCCCATTTCGGTATAGTCAAGGTGGCGTTGATAATCTCAACCATGCCGAATTTTTCAAAGGTGGTAAGCGCAAGTCGGACAATCTGCAAAGGCATTCTGAAAATTGCCGCAAACATTTCTTCTGTATAGGGTATCTTTTCGTTAATGATGAACACTCCTGAATTGTTTTGTTTCCCGGCAAGGCATAGCAACTTGAACCATACCGTTACAACCGCATAGCCTTCGGGCATTTGCTCAATCAACAGAATCTTTTCATCATCGAAAATGTCAACGGCAATCTTAATCCATTTCACATCTGCCATATCAGACCTCTCGCCCCGCTTCTTCCGTCAGCCCTCTTTCCAGCCTGGATGCATGGCGCTTGGAATACAGGGTTTGTGTTGTCGGCTTCACTTCCGAAAGGTCCTCGCTGGTCTGTTTAATCATGTAGGCGCGTACTTCCTCAATGGTGATACCGCATATGGCGGCGATGTCCTCATAGCTATCGCCAGCAATGTAGTGATTCAGGAGCGTATTCTCGTGTTTGCTCATGATGCCACCTGCTTGTATTCCCTAAGCTGGCCATCATCTGTAATTTCAATTTGGCCGGGAATGGGCGGCTCAGGGGAAGGCTTATTGTCATTCGTCTTTTTGTTTACATCGTGCATATCAAGAATATCGCTGACCTCAACGCAGAACAGGTCGACAGCATCGTTTACGCTCATGTTCTTATAGCATTCGTCACACACGATACAATCTCCGCTGTCTATATCCCAATACTCTGCGTCATCTGGGACTTGCTCGCCGCACATACAGCATTCCGGAGAGGGCTTTACTCTGTCTGTCATAGCTGTGTACCCGTGACAAGTTGTTCTTCAGAGATACCAGCCTTGCGCAATTCGTCAATCCAAATGGCTTTTACTTCTTCGGAGCAATGCGCCATTGCGTCACTCCATTTAGCGGGACGGTCATGCTCCATTTGAAACTTTACTTGATAATAAAGAGACTGAGCGTTGTGCGGCATTTCGGGCGCGTGGACTACGGCGCACTCCGGGCAGGTTCCCTTTTTGGCCGGCATCAGCATCATTTTCCCGTCTGTCATGGTCATCCTCCTTTATTCATTAAGGCCCCGTAGCTGACCCTTTTATGGTTTATCCCCTGGAAAAATCAGCGTAGCCATGCGCTTGAAAAACAGGGGGCCACAGGACAGCGCCAATGAGAGGTGTTACTCATTAGGTTACGGTTGTACCGTCAGGGCCGTCATACTTAGATTGAACCGCCTTGTATACCTTGCATTGCTTGAAGTCCCAGGTTGCGCAGTATTTCAGGAAGAAGCGGTCAGAATCAGGGCGCCTGCGAAAGACGAGTTTTACAGACAGAGCCGGTTCCTCCGGGGCCTCGCAGGTGATATAGACCACCTGATACCCTCGAAAGAAAGGGCATTTTGCGTCGCCCGCAGCGCGTCCTGACCCTGCGCCTGGCATTGGTTAGGTTAAAGTTGCGTCTGTCAGGAGGGAAACAGGGGTTATCTCGCCGGTTTCAGCGTCCACGCTCCCATCTGCCTGGATAGGCGGCGGCGGGAACGGCGTATCATCCACAATGGCGGCATCGGCAGCGTCAGCGTTCTCATAGTTGACCGCGTTCTGCATTTCGATGGACATAATGCCCCACTTGGACAGGAGCGCCTTCAGGACGGTTTTCTGGAACATTTCGTCCCTGAATTTGGACCAGATTTCATTCCCGTGTTTGAAGGAATCAGAGAAGGTCTGCGCGTGTTTCAGCGCCTTCTCCAAGCTCCAATACAGGGTCTTGCTGAACCCGTTGACGGTCCGGATATAGGCGAAATACCCAATGACAACATCGGATGTAGGCTCTCCGGATATGTCAATATCTCCGCTGATTTTGTCGATGACCTTCAGCTCGCCCTCATAGACGTTTCCCGCGTTAATTGAAGCGTAGGCCCCTGTGCGCTGTGCAAGCTGAACGTAGCCTTTTGTCCCTATCTGAAAGACAGGGGTCATAACGCCCTTCACGCGCCGGGGAATCACCCACGCAAAGCCCAGGCTCTTTTCAATGGGCAACTTGAGGACAGCGGCCTTGACCGCTTCCTTGTACACGGCCTGCGGGTCGCATTGCTGAAGATAGGTATCAGACGAGTACAGGGTAATCAGGGAAGCGATAAAGCTCCCGGCATTTTCTTTGAGGACGCTTTCAAGCTGCTTCTTGACGCTTGCCATGCTCACGATTTCGCGCATGATGTTGGTCTTGCTCTTGGCGGCTTCAGCGGCCTTTGCGTTGGTATCCGTGGCCTGCTGAATCACGCTGGTATTCTTAAGGGGAACAGGGGCCGATTCCGGCTTCGCTTTGTTCTTGGGTTCCGAAAAGGTATTCTGATAGTTCTCTGTCATTGTGGTAACCTCTTTCTTTTATTTAATCAGTTGTACATTTGCGGGGTAGGCTTCCAGCAGGTCCTTCGCGCCTTGCATGAACACATCGAGGATGACTTTGGCATCGTGGTTCAGGTCATGAGGGTTAACAAAAACCCACATACGCCCATCAGCCTGGTCGAAAACCGGCTTAACCTTTGCCACAGATTCAAGCGCGTTGGCGCAGGTGATGGCCAGGAAGGATACGGCGGCGCATACCAGGTCATTTCCTATCGTTCCCGCCCCGGCATGACCGACCACATCAAAGCCCGAATACTGGCCGTCAATGGTCAATGCTTGAATTGTGGTCATGCCTGCGCCTTGTTCTTCTTGGCCCTGAACGTCCGGTAGGTGCTGGTCTTGACGCAATCGCCAAATGCCTGGGGGTACGCCCTTAGTAACTTGTCCTTGTCAATCGTCGTGCGTTCTTGCGGCAAATATGACGCGCTCCATGTCTGCGCCTGCGCCCTTGCTTTGTCGCCCATTTTGGCAATGATTTGTTGCTTCAGCTCGTCTTTATCTTCCTCATAGGATTTAATGATTCCGCTGATGCGCTCGTATTCTTCAAACAGCGGGTCGGTATCTGGAATCAGGGCAACGTCATCGATAAAGAGTTTGTTATCCAGTACAGCCATCGCGGATTCAGAACCATCCGGGGCGGGAGGGATTTTTGGTATGATGTGCTGCTCCCAGAAGTCACGCTCTGCGCTCATCAGGGCTTCAATTTCTTTCTCGTCACGGTCTATAACGAAGGTGTAAAAGGCTGTGTTGAGGACCAGGACGGCAAGATAGGCTCTTTCGTACCCGCTTATGGCAAGGTAGTGTTGGCATTGACAGTAGTATTGCGGGGGAATCTCTCCGTTTTTGAAGTCTGTTTTGTTCCAGGCTGATGTAGTTTTCACTTCTAATAAAGCAGGCTCTCCCACTACTTTGCGGTCAAGATTTGCCAACCCCCACTGGTATTTTTCATTGAAAAGAACTGCATTTACCCGCTGCACCTTCTTTCCGGTGGCCTCTGACCATCGCCCTGCAACATAATCTTCCAGTTCGCGCCCTTCCCTCATGGCTTCTGAATCTTCCTTCTCCGGCATCAGGCCCATCTTGTCGGCGTAAAGATAGAGTTTGCTTGAGAAAGGGTTTAACCCAACCACTGTAGCCGCGTCGGACCCCCCCAACCCCTTACGGCGCAACTCCAACCATCCATCCCGGTCATCCGGGTCATAAGGTATGCGAATTACCTTTGATTTTATTTCAGACATTTTGCACCCCTTCTTTGATGTGTTTCCACCTAGCTCCGGAACGAATTTTGTATATCGCTTGTGGTTTAACCCCATACTTCGGGGCAATGTCTTTCGGGGCTTCGTTTGATTTTCGTATTGCAATAACGTCATCAACCGTCAGTTTAGACCCTCCGTTTTTCTCCCCTTTGTTGTTCCTCCCTTTGTTTTTACAGTCGAGCGAATTGTCTTTGTCTGTACCGGGGAAAAGATGATTGGGGTTGCAGCAAATAGGGTTGTCGCAATGATGTAGAATGTGTTTCCCTTGCGGTATTTCTCCAATGTAAATTTCATATGCCAAGCGATGCACATACTGGGGATGCCCGTAAACGCTCATCTGTGCGTACCCGTTTTTGTTTTTTCCGCCAGTCCAATTCCAACATCCATCAGTCTTTTCTAACTTCGCTTCAAACCGTTCCAGCAAGGTTTTCATTTCTTTCCCTCCTTGTCCATGAAGTCAAAAATCGCTTTCCAACCTATTGCTGAATCATGGTCTGCCGGTTTCTTCACCATGAAATACGGCTCCGGATACGTCCCGTCCTCAATGCCTTTCTTCATTGCGTCCATTTCAATGTCGAAAACTTCAACCTTCCCCGGCTTATGACCGCCCGCTTGGGCCGAACGGTCTGCAAAGGAGAACATGAGCTGGGCTATTGCCCTGTAAAGACTTGTTGTGTCGCCTTCTTTGTAGGTGGCGATGTATCCGCTTTCGTTCATTTGCTCTTGCCCTTCTGCTCCTGCTCCATCCTCTGCAGCATCATTGCCTTCTCCGCTTCGTCAAAGGTGGATTCGATGATGTTCCGCAGCGCCGGCACGTCCTTTTCTTCCATGTTTGCGCACACCATCAGGATTGCCATCCGGACCGTCTGCCAGCGGGGGAGCTGCCCGACCATGTAGGGCCGGATTTCTTCTTCCTTGTTTTTCGCGCAGACGATTAAAGCTCCGTCACAGACAATCCTGTTCATGGCATCGGGATTTCCCAGTTCGTTGATGGTCACCTTGAACTTCTTGACTGACATTATTTGACCTCCTAATCTCTGCTTTTGTTCGGTAAAACAAACTCCACGCTGATAGGCATTTTCCAGGTATCCACGGCAGCTTTTTCTACGGTTTCAAGGAATTGCGCTGCCATGTTCTGCTGGAATCTTTGCGTCCTAAGCTGGTGCAACAGTTCTGCCTTTAATGCGGGAGCGTGTTCCTTAACCATCTGCATAACAGCTTCCTTGACGGTATCCGTTACTACCCTCTTTGCCAGCCAATTCAGATAAGGCTCAGAACGGTATTCATCGCGGGTAATCTTCCCGTCAGAATCCACCTTCTGATTGATGGTCCTGTCAATCGCCTGCCTGACCAGTTCAGCCGGGTCACCAAGCGATTTTACCAGCGCAGCGTTTACAATGTCCTGTACCGCTGCCTTGAGGAAGTTTTGGTCTATGTTTAGACCAACATCAACAATTTTTGTGCTTTCCACTATCCCCTCCACCCTTCTTTTTCGTAGTAGTGATTCGCCCGGTACTCCTGGTTTTCCAGGTACATGAGCCATTGAGCTTCCGTGATGCGGGCCATCTTCTTATGTTCCCTGGTCCGGTCCAGCCAGCGCAGGTAACGGGCCAGCAAGCGGTTCCTGGTGATGCGTCTTTTCATTTGTCACGCTCTCTTTCGTAAAGGTCATCGTAGAACTCGCTTAGGTCCTCCGGCTCGGCCTGTTCCGCTGGGTCATAGCCGGTAAAGATGGCGTTATCTGGCATCAAAGCGGTTCACCCTTTCGTAGTGCTGGTCGTCCTGGATAACGAAACGCGCCTTTGCGGTGGGCTG